CACAATGATAGACGTTCTCGCAACACGTGCCTACGTCTCCGTGCATAGTGTAAGGTAGCACATTGCACACTTTTTGAAGAAGTGTGCAAAAATATCGGTTCGAGACCGATTGCACGTGGCTTTATGGGGAACATTGTGATTTCCCATTTTTTATAGTAATAACTTAATGCCTATCAAAATGTTAGACCTAGAAACTCTAAACAGCACACCACGGTGGAAAATCCCCGAACTGTGCAAAGACAAGTTCTGTGAAATCTACAAGCAGAAATGGGGAGAGACTCCCACGGCGTTTTACGAACAACAAAAAGCCCTTTTCATTAGTGAAGTAAACGGCGGTTCGTATGCGCAAAGTTTACAGAAAGCGAGCGCATTTTCGGTGATGAACGCTTTTCTATTCCTCGCTATTTTCAACCTTTCTTTGGAAAAGTGTTCATCTACCACTTGCTACCTTGAATGCCGTTCGCAAAAGACAGGAAAGAAAGATGCAAACGGACGCGATGTGTATGCTAGTATTGCTACAATATCCGTTACTGGCTACGGAGAAATTCTTTTGCGTCAACGAGCAGGACAAATAAAAAGCGCAGATAGTCCTGTCGTAATCTACGACTGCGATAGCGTTGAGTTTGGTGAAAGGGATGGGCATAAGTATTTGGATTATAAAAAAGCCTTTCCAACGCCAACGGGTGCAAAGATTATAGGCTGCTATGTTCGTATCGTGAAGAATGACGGCACGCCCGACTACTTCCTTATGGATATGAACGAAATTATACGTTTGAAAAACTATTCAACGCGCTTTAATGGCGGTAGATACACAAACGCTCTCTATGGGGAAGAAGCAGACAGCGCAGATATTGATACAGGTTTCCTAAAAGCGAAAACGATAAAACACGCTTTCAAAGGCTACCCTCGTCTTGAATTGACTACTGGCGGCGCAATGGAAAGTGATAAGGACGAAACGCAACAGCAAGTACAGGTTCAAGAGCAGCCGAACAACGCTCCGTCTCCCGAAGTCGCTTCAGCTGGAGTACAAGTAGAACAACCAACGGACACTCCTTTTGATTAGAAGCTATGGATGCACAACTAGTAATACAAAACGCAACCGAACTTACCGGTAAGATTTCTTCCATTCAAAAAGAAATCACCGAAGCTGCTACACGTAACGGTGAGATGATGAAAACAGTTGTGGCGAAAGGTAATGCACTTTTAGAACGTACTGCGGAAATGACGGATAGCCTAGACGGAGAAATCGCCACATTTATCCGTGAAGCACGTTCGTCAGCAAGGAAAATGAACGACCGCCGCAAAGTCGTAACACAAGTTTTCGATAAGATAAGGAGTGGGTTTACGCTTATGGAGAATGTTCTAGATGCGAAATCATCTGATAGCGTTATCTATAAGTTACAAGCCAAACGTGATGAATATGCAGCTGCTAAGTTGGAAAAGCAACGCAGGGAAGAAGATGAACGTCAACGCAAGATTGGCGAAGCAGCAGAAAGAACACGTATTGCAAACTTCACAAAGGAAACGTGCCGCGCAATCTGCAACGAAGCACAAAGCGATGCGCTAGATTTTCTTTCCACAAAGTTCTCTAATCTTACGCTTGATAATGCAGAAGAGACGAGGCAAATAATAAATTCTTTTTCTCCTGTGTTAAACTTAAAAGTACGTTATGCAGACCGCTTCATTCCAAACGTTCCTGTGCGATACATCAGCGAAAAAGAAGCAAGTAGCATAGCGCAAAATGCGTTCTCCGAGATAGAGCAATCTATCGAAAAAGCGTATGCTGAATACGTAACGCTCTTAAAGCAAGGTCTCTTTGACAAGCTCGATAGCAAGATAGCGGAACTTAAAGAGATAGCACGCACAGAAGCAGAACGCAAACTTCTTGAAGAAAAAGCTGCTAATGCCGCAAAAGAAGAAAGAGAACGGGTAGAAGCAGAAGCACTAGCTGCGGCAAAAGCCGCAGCTAAACGCCGCAAAGAAATTGCAGCTGAAGAAGCAGAGGCTCGTTTAGAGCAAGAGGCTAGGTTGGAGGATGAAAGGCAGCAGCGTGAAGAACAATCTAGACTAGAACAAACGAATGCCGAGATGCAAGCCCTTTTTGAACAAAAGGAATACATCAAAGAGCCTGTTAATGCTAAGGTTTCAAAGCACATTGAGATACTTGAAACTTCTGCCTTTGCAGACATTATTCAGTTGTGGTGGCTACACTGCGGAGCTTATCTCCCTGTCGGAGAACTCACGAAGAAACTTGGCTTTATGGTCAAGGCTTGCGAGAAACTAGCGAACGAGGGCGACATCTTTATAAGAAACAAGAACGTCCGTTATGCCACGGACATAAAAGCAAAGTAAAGCTATGAACCCCGATTTGTATTACAAGCGCAGTGAGGTCTCTAATTCAGACCTCACTACGCTTAAATATATGATACATCCTACGTTAAACTTCCTTTCTGATGCTGCAAGACAAAATGCTTTCCACTTAGGAACGCTTGTTGACGCACTCGTAACAGAACCGAAAAACGTCAATCATTACCGCCGCACGGTTAATGACGAGCAATATACAAAGGAAGAATGGGAGTGGGGAAAGAAGATGTTGAAAGCCATTAGAAAGGCAGCTACAAGAGACCCTTTTCTAACGTTTGTCCTAGACAAGGCAGAAACACAAAGGTATTTTGTTAATCCCGAACAGCACTTTGAGTATGGATGCTTCAAGTTCTCACTTCCTACCCGTTGTAAATGGGATTGGTGGTTAGGAACTTTTGGCGGAGACCTCAAAACGGTTTCTGCAAAGTCGCCGAGCGATTTTATGCGAAGTGTTGACTTTTTCGATTGGGACAGAAGCCGTGCTTGGTATATGGACTTGGTTCATTCACTTAATCCTGCTTGGGGTAACCAAGACTTCATTTATGGTATATCAAAGCAAAACTTCAAGGTATTCTCAATGAAGATAAAGCGGGACGATGAAGTATATAAACGCGGCAAGAGTAAATACCTTGAACTTGCTTTTAGGATGTGGATGATAAGATGACGTTCTATGGAAGAAAAGTTACAGCCTTATCCTTATCAAGAATGGGGAATAAAAAAAATTCTTCACGACAAGCGTTTGATTGTAGGAGACGATATGGGACTTGGAAAAACAGCTTCTGCTATCGTTGCTGTACAACGAGCGAAAGCAACGCCTTGTTTAGTTATCTGCCCATCCGCACTCAAAATAAATTGGGAACGTGAGACAAAGAAGTTTACCTCTTTGCGCCCACTAATTCTCTCTGAAGCAGTTAAGTCAACATTCCCATACTATATAGGACAGCTTGATATGTATGATGTGGTGATAACAAACTATGAAAGTCTGCGAAAATACTTCGTAGTTCACGCGCCACGTGGGTGTAAGTTGAAAGATATGGTTTTCCAAAAGGTCATCTCACAGTTTAAGTCTGTAATTATTGATGAGAGCCACCGCGTAAAAAATCCCACTGCCAATCAGTCTAAATTCACAATGGGTATTTGCAGCGGGAAAGAATACATCATTGCTCTTACAGGTACGCCTGTCGTGAATGACCCTATGGACTTGGGAACGCAACTCTGTATTCTTGGACGCATTGGGGACTTTGGCGGATATAGCCATTTCGTTAATGAGTGGAGTAATAAGGATAACTTTTCTTCTCTAAACAAGAAGTTGCACGACACGTGCTATTTCCGCCGCGAGAAATCAGAAGTGCTTACACAACTTCCCGAACTAACCCGTACAGAAGTAACCTGCGAGCTTTCCAACCGTACAGAATACGAGAAATGTCAAACTGACCTCCTCGGTTATCTGCGAGAGTATAAAGGACTGACAAACGCAGAAGCAAAAAGAAAGTTGCGGATGAAAGCACTCGTAATCTTTATGAACTTACGAAAGATTGCAGCAATGGGAAAAATCGAAAGTGCCGTGCAATTCATTCGCGATATGAACGGAACGCCCGTAACTGTTTTCGCTGAACATCACGAAGTGGTAGATGCGCTACTCCAAGAGTTCCCACAAGCTGTATGCGTTACAGGACGGCAAAATGCCTTGCAGAAACAAGCCGCCATTGACGCTTTCCAAAGTGGAGAGCGAAACATTATTGTTTGCTCTATTCGTTCTGCGGGTGTAGGACTAACGCTCACAGCAGGGTCAAACGAATTGTTTTGCGAATTGCCGTGGACGTTTGCAGACCTTTCTCAATGCGAAGCACGTCAGCACCGTAATGGGCAGAAGAACGCCGTCAATTCTTGGATATTACTCGCAAAGGATAGCATAGACGCAAGGCTTTATCAACTTATTATGAATAAGAAAAGCGTAGCTGCATCCATAACGGGTGCTTCTGACGATGCTATCAAAGACGAAAAATACTTTGATGAATTGGTAAACGAAATACTTAAATCTTAATGTATGAAATATCAAACAACGACTTTCAAAAGGTGGTTCACTTTCTTTCGGACGCAGCGACCTTTTACGAAGAACACGCACAAAAACCGAAAGAAATTGACCGTGCGCGTTTAATAAACAATTTATGCAACAAGATAAAGAATAAAAGACAATGGAAAATAAGCTAATCGGTGTAGTGAAAGAACTATCTGCCATTTCCTATATCAATTCAAAGGACGGAAACGTGCAATACGAAAAACAAACGCTACTTCTAGATTGTACGTATGTTGACGAAATGGGGGTAGCAAGCAAGTATGAGAACCTTATCCCTATTGAGTTTTTTGGAAAAAAGCGTGCGCTCCTGCAAGGGATTAACGTCAGAGACCGCATAGAAGTGTCATTCAGCGTAAACGGCAGGAAATTTACAAAACGTTCTACGGGGGAAACAAGTTACTACATCAGCATAAACCCAAAAGCGATTGTGGTTATGAAGAAAGACGTACCCATCGCTTCTCCCGCTCCCAACGCACAAAATGTCGCTTCGGAGGAGGAATTTGAAAATGCTCCTAGACCACAGCAAACTGCAAGTGCCGCCACTAAGCAGCAAAGCATTGACGAAGAACTACCATTCTAAAAGCATTGGTCCGTATGGAACTATCAGAAACTACGAAAAAAAATATTCGCATTTTGGAATGTGGTCTGTTCATCATATTCCTCATCGGTGCA